AGTAAAAGCCATTGTGTGTCCTTTTAAGTAAGTCTATCAAGTATAGTTGAAACAGTGCATGTTGTCAATAAGTAATTCACTCGAATTTTTCCCAGTCACCTCCTGATTTAGGTACCCAACCTATTTGTTGTAAATCTTGTCTAATTTCCTCAGTGATACACCCTTCGGCTACATAATACTGGTATTGATTCCGGTACCGTTGACGTTCCAAGTCCGACCACCCTTCCTGCACAGAGTCGTCAATGTCATTGCGAATACCTGAACAGTACCAATCTATGTAGTCACCTGAACCCATCATGTCTGCTACAATACCACCCGAGTATCGCCAGGAACAGGTCCATGACCGATCCTCTAGAATGGGCATGACATCCAGTTTGACGAAGTCATTATTACACATGGCAGCGTAGAGATTCTGTGCATAGTAGTCATTGCTACGAACCTTTTCACACATGAATTCACTGGTACGTAGGTCATACTCCATGTTATGCTCACGCCATGCAGGATCCTGTTCTTGCTCAAATCTGCGTTCTGCTTCTGTCTTATAGAATTCCACCATGGCGCTTACATCGTCATCATTTTCTGGAGTACGCCCTTGTTCTGCCATTCTGGCCAAATACTTGGTAGGTTGGAAAGTGTTACGATCCGGACTGCGACTCAACATCGCGGGCGAGTGTGACTGTTCCTTCATCATCTATATTCCATGTCAATGTGTCTCCTATTTGCCACTTATTGGCAGCAAGTGCCTCTTCAGGGATAGGCATAACTAAATCACCAGTTTCAGGATCTTCCTCTAGTGTAACGATCCAGGTTGTTGGCGAGCATTGTTCTATTTTAGGTGTGATAACGGCGGGATCAATCTGTGATTTCATGTTCTTGTATCAATCGTTTGGCGAGATCAAAATCCTCTCGTGTTCTAAATCTAAAAGCCGGAGCGGCCATGGTAGTCTGTACAACATCATAGCCAATTTGATGAATGCCCATTAATCTGTTAATGTGATCGCGACTCCATTTGTCAATGGCAAAGATTTCGTTCAACTCAGGAATGTTGGTAAATTGTATTCGTAGTTTCATAATGGTTTCACCGAGACCACATTCATTACTCTAAAACTGCGCCATTCATTGCGATCAGTGCACCACACACTCAGCGTTTCTGCTTTGGTGGGTTTAGGCTCTTTAACAGATGTTCTTGCAGGCAATTGACTTTCCTGTAGTGTACACGGCATAACTCGTTCGCTGCCATCTACTTTGGTAAAGGTGATTTCATATGTGCCAGACCGCAAGAGATCTTTCAACCACATATGGCGTTCTTCGGGCAAGGTTCCTACTAGTTCCATTATTTGTGATCCTTCTTTAGTTCATCTAATAGCAATTGTTGACTGGCCGCCTTGACACGATCGCGTTCAATCTGATCCACTCTAGCACTGATTACCTTGATCATCTGACTTAATTGCTGCTCACCTTCGTCACGCCAATGGCTGTATTCTACTCCTACCGTACTACGGTAATAATACCGATTATTTTGTTGCATTTCACAGATAGTGCCATACAGCATGTCTTTGATCATTTGCTTATCCATACTACAATTTTTCTCCAATCTCGAAACCGCGAAAGCGTATAAACCTCGGAAACCTGAGCGAATAGCTGCCATCTTGATTTTGAGTAACAGCGTCTGCACGAACTTCGATGACCTGTCCCTTAACAGTATGCTGACTATCCCATATCCCAGTACGAAGCTCATCGCTGTAGCCGCTACCAACGTTAACCCTAATTCTACGTCCTTCATCTTCACCCTCACAAACTAGGGCACCAAGACGCCCTGCATTTTTACCAGTGCCCTCTTCGATGTCAACAATATTTAAGCTGACTTCAATAAACGGCTTAAGTTTCAACCAGGATGCGGTACGCTTGCATTCGTACGGCGCTGCCGTATCTTTGATCATGATACCTTCGTAACCGCCTGCAATGGCTTCACGATTGATCTCACGATAACGAGCTTGTCCTGCCTCAGTGTCTAGGTCGACCAGTTCTTGACCTAATACACGCACACTTGGCAAAGCGGTCTCATGTTTATGATAAAATGCCTGTAGAGCATGACTGCGTTCTAGTTGGGTGGCGTCACTGCGACCCTGCTCAAAGTCTGCCAATGGCACTGCATCAAACAGGTGCAGTATAGCATCCGTGGCCCGAACATTGCTCTTGCGGTGAACTTGGCGCATCAAGTCTTGAAAACTGGCACTCATGATCTCGCCATCAAACACCATGGCTTCGGTAAGGTAGTGAGCAATGGCATGAAACTCGGCTTTGACATGTGCAAAGTTCACAAGTTCTTTACCATTCCTGCTAAACTGATCAACCCTGCCGTCTGGATGCACAATAGTGATAACACGAACTCCATCCAACTTGACTTCGATGAGTTTTTTTCCTGCGACTTTGCCCTCGTGATTAGCACTATCATGAGCAAGTTGACAGCCAAACACAGGCACGCTATAGCTAGGATAGTCACGATCTACCACCTTGTTTATGGTCTTTTCACTAACACCGCAGCGTAGATCTTTGATTAGAATACGCCGGTACCATGAATTCCACTGCTCCTGTGTACTAGCCAGCATCATATGATTCAACATGTCACGAGCCATGTTGCCGGTGATTTCTCTGTTGATGAAACCAGTGATAGCCAAGGCAAAGGTATCCCAGTTCATGCCATGGTCGCTGGTTAGTTGATCCGTAGACTTCTTTTCGGGCACTTGCTTGATGCCAAAGGTAATCATAGGATCAAGAGCCAAGCGACAACCCTCAAAGAATTCTGAGTTGCCGGCTTCAGCCTGCGCCTGAATAATCTGCTCCTTGTTGGTACGCAGATTGTGTGTTTCCAGTGCTGAGATAACTTGCCAAGGCATATCCATAATAATTGACCTTTATGAATAATTTAGGGTTTCATGTTTGTTGCGAGATTTGCAAAATTTCTTTCTCTGAATTGTTCCATAAATCCATAGCTTAAATCTAGACAATAGCTAAAACGTAGTCGCTCCTTATGAGAGTTTTTACCATAGCAAGGCATCTTGACATAGTTCATTCTAGATTTAGGAACGTAGAAAAAGTCTACACCTTGTACAAAAGGGTTATAGGCTGTAATTCTTAACGCACCTATTTTATTTTCAACACCTGTAATTTCTGCATAGCGTGAATTATGGTTAACGGTAACAGTCTTGCTGTCACTGAAATCTGAAAAGTCATAGCCTGCTTGATTCACAAAGGTGTATGGTCCAACAGCGGCCAAACTTTCTTCTATTAGTCGTTCTATGTTAAACATCTCTGGATGTTTTAAACCACATGATCTCAAGTCTGCACTGGCAGTAAACTCAGGATGGTAAAGACAGATGACATCGCGCATTAAAACATGATTCTTAGACATGTAAAACACTCCTAGGTTAGTGAACAAGACCAAAACGCTTCGCACACACTGGGCCATAACCCAATTCAGTGCTACGACTATCCTTGAGACCGTGATTGCAAAAACTACAAGCACCAGTTAATCGTCCATACTTACCAGCAGTAGCCTCGGGCTCTGCTGCAAACTCTTGTACCAATGCTAACACATCAGCGCCAGCTTGTCTAGTGGCATGGAAGTCACCGTTGGCATCAATGCGACCAAAGTACTTGTTGGCACCAAACGGGCCACCGTCGGTGACTAGAATTTGGCCAGCATACTTGCTAGCGGCGCCAGCACGACCAAACGCAACAGGCTGGCCCTCTACTGACTGGAGCTTGACCTTAATACGCTTGAGGGTCTGTGCAGCACGATCGAACATGTCCTGAATGCGTTGAACATTGACTTGTACAGCGGCAGCGGGTGCCGGAGCAGGATTAGTAACACGCTGAGTGAGCGTATCAACCCATGCTAACTGCTTGTCGCTGAGACGACCAAAACGATAGAAGTTGCTGACTAAACTGCCAGCGAACTCTGCGTCACGAGCAGTCATTGCGCTCATGGCATTACGCAGAGCTTGCACTTGGGGTTCCTGAGCAGCGTCAGGGCTAACAACACGAGGAGCACGGTAAAAACCTTTGTATGCCATTTTGTATCTCCGTTGTTTCAGTGTACCGTTAGTATAGCAAAAAGCAGTAACCCTGTCAACCTTAGGGTTAATGCGTGTTTAGCGCCGGAGCACATGAATTTACAATTTCGCGCTCTGCGGCATGTGCGGGCTTGCGTCCACGTACAATGTCAACTAAGAGCATGACATGGGCTTCTGCACCGTGAGTACGAATACTGTTGCACAAAGCCCACGACTTGTTCTCAGTTACAGCACGACGAACATGCTTTTGCCAACGTATTTTGAGAGCACGTTTGACTTCGCTGCCGCATACAGTGATACCAACATAGTGCTCGTTGGTAACAACATTCACTATCATATATAGTGCATGTTTGGTGTCTTGCCTGCGTTTACGAGTGCGAATTGCTTTATCCATACCCGTAGTATAGCAAAAATGGATAACCCTGTCAAGTTTCGGGATATTGTGGCGTGAAAACCACAGTTTACAGACAGGTTTTCAGCAGAAATCTGTGGTTTTCACGCCACAGATTTGCTGAAATTTTAGACACTAGTGTAGAGTGCGATTCGGTGCTGTAAACTCATCAATTCCAAAGATTTCCAGAATTGCAGCCACAGCTTCTGACGGGTTTTCAAAGCCCTCAGCCGGTCCAAACACTGATTTGAGGTTGCCATCCTTGTCCAACAGAAATCCTACATCACTGTCCTGTATGTCCAAGTCGTTGGTTTCTTCGAGTTCCACTACATTGTAATCTGCATCAGTCTCTTGTACTTGATCTCGTTTTGACATTAAGGAACTCCTTGGGTTATGTAACAGTATTTACGACAGTTATTTAAAAAGAATTAAACTCATTAAAATTGTTTGTCCCACAAATCCAAGACAATTGGTGGCCACATACAGGTAATTGCGTTCAAACAAACTTTTGAAAAACACAGCAGTTAACCCGCCCCAGATAAACAACATGATGTCCACTGGTGGCATGCGATCACTTTGATTGGTTAACACTGCCAACAGAGTAGGCACACTGCTGAGATGTAACATGATAATGGTAAACCATCCTAGTGTATGAGCACTGATATTGACCAAATGATCCCTAACAAAGGTCAGGCATGCACCAGGAATATTTAAAATGCCTTCCAAGATTCTAGTAGCTGCTGGCAGTGTTTCTTCTCGGTAAGTAGTATTGAGTGGTTCATTGATCTTATAAATTTGCTGGTCTTTGTTCATGCAGTTTCCTTTATTTGTAAAAGATATGACGTCCGATTTTGGTAATACGCTCTTTTTTCCATCCTGGGTTTACATAGTCAGCGTGATAGTAAAGAGCTTGTGTAAGGCCGGGTAATCTAAAACCCTCGAGTAAGACTTTCTTGGCTACCTCCATGCTTTCTGTGTAGACTTCTCTGTGCATGATACGACTAGCACTTTCACGATCGCAGTACCATGAAAACTGGCATACCACACGTTGGTAAATTATGTTTTTCTGATAGATAACCTGGCAAATGTCATCAGGAAATCCACGAGCTTGAGCACGATTAATGGTAACCTGTGCCACAGCTACTTTACCTTCAAATGGTTCATTACCGGCTTCAAAATAGATATTGCGAGCCAGACATGCTAGTTGCCGTTCACGATACTGAGCGGTGATTTCGCTTGGCTCCATGGGC